TTATAGTTCTCGTGGATCTTCTTGCTTTCTTTTGGAGTAGGTTTCATCTTCTAATATTAGATCTACTCATATATTTATAATTTACATACCTGCTTGGAACTTATTCCATTCAATTGCGTTCTTAATTTGAAATGTTCTATTAGAAACATTTTTAATAATTTCCTCTAAGAACTTTAATGTAGTATCATAATATCTTATTTTAAGATCTATCTTTTGAACTTTTTCATCAGCATCCATATATCTTTGTATGGCATCCTTTTCTCTTACCTTATACCCAAAAGGTTCCTCAATATAAACTTCTGCTGGTGCTTTACCAGTATAATAATTATGTCTTTCTAATCTAACTTTATTATATTGTTCTCTTGCTTTCTCACGCAATAAAGTAATCGTATTATAAACTGTATAATACTTTGAGTGTAATTGTGGAATTTTTAAAGATTCATCATGTAGATTATCAGGATCAATGACAGCATCACGCTCCCACATTTCCTGAATTTTATCAAGGTTCATAAACTACTTGTAAGATCGTATATTGTATATTTGAAGGTTGCTTGTGCAGTAAAATACTGTACATCAGTATTTGTAGCATCAAAATCCAAAGATGTCAAGGATACTGGAAATAAATCTTGGAATTTTACCTTTGCTATTTCTCTAAGATTGCTATTTAATATTCTAAGTGTTCCATCACAAAATGCTTCTTTTAAATCTCTTTGATCCGCACTATCTGTTGTTATATCTTTAAATTCTTGTGTAGATTCTGGAAAACCTAATCCAACTAACCAGTCATATATTGCCATATAATTTTCCATATTCTCATCAACTAAGAATTTCAAAGTAAAATCACCAAAACTTAACTTTTCACCAGGTACATCAATATCTTTTAGGTATGTTGGTTGTGTAGCAGTTGCCAAAGTTAACTGTGGAATTATAGCACTATTTGAGAAAAAATCAACCTTAGGATATTTCGCAAGGTTAAATTTAAAACCTATCGATGAAAGGTAATTTCTATTTTCTATCTGAGTGCGAAATGCTTTAGATGACATTATTGTTTTTTATCTATTTAGATCTAATTTACAGTTAAATTGAATGATATAGAAATTCTATCATCATCAGTCATATTTGGTTTAACACTATGATCTAATGATGATGGAAAAATATACATATTACCAACTTCAGGTTTTCTTCCAACTAAATCTCCACCATGATATCTTTCAACAATAAAAGGATTCCCATAAGCAACACTAGGTCTAGGATCTCTAAACGCAATATCCCCACAATCTCCTTTTGGAACTTTAACATAATATACTCCAGATAAATCACATCTTGGATGATTATGTATACTATTAAAATTATACTTTTTACTTATATTATACCAAATATCTAATTTATGTAATTCTGTAATACTTGGATTGAATGGTAATACTGGTAATATGTCACCAAATTTTTCTATTAATGGGGTAAAGTATCTAATATTATCATCTTTCATTCCATAGTAATCACTATGCCATCCACCATTATTAGATGCTTGTTTCCCCTCATCTACACTTTGTAATTCATATGCGTTTTTTATTAATTCATCATTATCAACATCATCTATCTTAATTTGGAATAATGGTGTTTGAAATAATAATTGATGTTCTGTTTCATATTTTCCATCAATCCTATAAGGGGGTAATTCAATATTACCTGGCAACTCTCTATTCACTGGCATCATAAAATCCTCTTTCATATTCACCTTCAAATCTAACATTCCATGCTAAAGATATTCTAGTTTCTTCAGATTCGCTAGGTGTTACCATATGCTCAAGATATGGTGGGAACATATAAAAATCACCCGATTTTGGTGTTGTTTTACGTAAACCACACATATGCCAATTTTTAATAAAAGGATCCAATGCCGTTAACGCTCTTGGATCTTTGAAAACAAAATTTCCACAATTTTCTGGACATTTTACATAGTAAATTCCAGATAAATTTGTACCGTATGCATCTACATGATGATGCATTTGATTCCAATCACCCTTATAATTAACATTAGCCCACATGGTCATAACAGAATCATTTGGTTTATTCTTAAATCTAATATGTCCCATACATTCTCTTATAGTCTGAATTAAATCCATAAAAACAGATACATCTTCACCATTCTCTTGTAGGTTGCTAATAAATGGACTTTGCCATCCACCATAATTTGATACTGTTTTTCCTTTGTCCTTTTCCTTTATATCAAGTATCCATTCTTCTAATGCTTTATTGTCTATATGCTTGAAATTACCAGACCAAAATGGAGTAGCAAAAAGAGTATCTTCGGTTAATTCTTCTTTTTTAAAATCCATTACTCACTTTTTAATTATATTATAGCATATTTAGACAAAAAAAGAGACCCCCGAAGGAGTCTCTTTATTAAAGGAATTATATCCTTTCTTCTTACATGAGGTTGTTGACCTTAACTCTTCTGTAGTAACGGTTTGAGTTACGAGTAAGTGTGCCAAGTCCCTGAGTTGTACCTTGTGAGAATGGGTTTTCAACAAGACCATATCTTGTCTTAAATCCAATCTTGGGTTGGAATGTATCCTGACCAACCGCACGAACCATCTGTAGTGGAACGTATGGGCAGTAGAACAGTCCAGCGTCATAAGGTGAAGAACCCTTGTATCCAACAACGTAGTACTGATTAGCAGCAACGTTTGCAGAATAAGGATCGATGTATACACGATACTTACCTTGTAGAACACCAGCAAATGTGTTACCTGTGTCGTCTACGTTAAGATTAGCGTTCAATGCAGGGGTGTAATCTAGAACACCAGCCATTGTTAGGGCAGAAGCAACATCAGCAGATGTTAGAATCATGTTACCCTTTCCACGACGAGTTCTTTGTGCGATTGCGTTAGCATCACGCTCGATCTGGAAGATAAGACCCTTGAATTTCTCAACGGACCATCTACCATTTGAATCGGTGTCTAGGTCGAATGTACCAGCAGTAGCAACGTTTGCCTGAGCACCAGGTTCTGCTACGTTATAGATGGTACGAATAACTTCTCTGTTGATCTCAGCGAGAATCTCAGTAGAAAGAATGTTAGCAAGTTCTGCTTCTGCATTCAATCCGTGGATTGCCTTGAGGTCTTGAGCTAGTTCTAGTGAGTACTCAGCTTTCAACGCACGAGATTTCGCAGTAACTGTTACTTTCTCGATTGAGAACGCCATCTGGTTGAAATGATCACCAGCACCGTCTCCTAGATCTTCAGCTGTATCTGTACGCATACCCTGACCAACGTTATAGTCAGTTGCGTTTCCTTGAGCAGCAGTAGGATTAAGTAATCCAGGATTGCTACCATTTTGTGCTGTTGTACCTAAACCAACGTTAGTATTAACGTCTCCAGTATCAACATCGAAGCCAGAATTCTGTCCAGAGAATGCTGTATCTGCTTCGTTGAACAATGCTTCAGTGCCACTCTGATTGTTGTAGCGTGAACGCATTGCGAAAATTAGTCCAGTAGGACCATTCATTGGTTGAACACCAGCAAGGTCATATGCGACCAAGTTTGGCATTGCACGTCTAATCAATGAGATTAAAACGGGGTCGAAACCAGCAACAGGACCTGCAGCAGTAGCGTCAGCAGAGAAACCTGCGGCACTAGAACTACTGTTTGTGTTTACTGTTGGTGCTTCTGATAAGAAAGAACGCTCTTCACGTAACTCTTTCTCTTGGTTTTCTAGCAGGATAGCGGTAGTAGCCCTTCTATGAGCGTCTTTGATTGGATCAAGTCCGTCATAATCGAGAATGGGAGCCCACTTCTCCTGCAGAGATTCAGAATTGTACATCTGCATTTGAAATTTACCTTTTTATTTTATTTGAAATAATCATCATTTAAAAATCACTTTTTCGCACTTCTTGAAAGCATACCAAGATAGGCTTGCATCGTAGGATTTACATCCTGTGATGCTACTTCATCAGTAGATACCTCTTCAGATAGATTTTCAGAGGTGCTTTTTGGAGTACTAGGATTACTTGGGAAATAAGATTCCTTAAGATTTGCTAGTTTCTCCCGATAGTCTGTCTCACTTTCAAACTCAACATTCTCGGCAAGAGTAGCAAGTTTTTCCTTCTGAGTGTCTGCTAGACCTTCAGCAACATCTGCAAAAATTACATCTGCTGTGGATTCTGCTAATCTGGAATTTAGAGCAACATTTCTTTCAATCTGCTCATTGAGTTTACCTTCCATTTCATCAAGCTTATCTACCATACTGTTAAGTACATCATATTTTTCTTCAGGGATAGTTACATAATGTTCTTCAAAAAGACCCTTCATTCCTTCTAGGAATGATTCGGTCATTTCTGTTTTGAGTCCTGCTTCTATTTGGAGAGCGTTCTCTTGGAACCACTCATCAGCAACATACTCCAAGTATGCATCGACTCTTTCAGTAAGTCCTGCTTTAATACCATCTAGTTCTTCAACTAGAGCATTAGCATAAGACTCCTGTAATTCTTCTTTAATTTCTGCAACCTTTGTTTTAATTGTGGTTTCAAAAATTGTTCTTGCTTTGTTTTCAAAGTCTTCTGAAAGTTTTTCGCCTTCGATTAATGCTTTGAGATCTTCCTCAACATTAATTTCTTCGATAACTTCTTCTTCAGTAGATTCCTCTTCAGCAACCACTTCGGTTCCTTCTTCTTCAGTAACTTCTTCTTCAGCAACCACTTCGGTTCCTTCTTCTGTAGCTACTTCATCTTCGGAAACAATTTCTTGCCCGTCTTCTAATTCATCAGAAACTGCTTCTGCTTTTGCTGCTTTAGCATTTACAACATCTTTAACTTGAGCAAGAGTTGCAGCAGGATCATTGAGTTTTGCTGAATCGTCATCAGGACGATAGTTTTCTGGAGTAGGTCCACCGAGGTCTTCAACTGGTATACCAGCTGGAGCTGGATCACCCTTAGCTGCACCTGCGGTTACTACGTTTTCTTCGATGTTTTCCATGTCTTGTTAATTGTTTCCAACGGAGTGTTTACTAGATCTGTTAGAATCTATACTTATTTATAGATTTGTTAAATCAGAGGTTATTTAGAAAATTGGTGAATAGTCCCAACTTGTGCTCCTCTAAAGCACTTTGACCAGCTAAAGTATCAATAGCTTTCTTTGTTTTCTCAGCGAGTTGTTCACGGAGGATGCCTCCATCCCAAACCCATTCCTTTCCTTCCATAATTCCATTCACAAATGCATCTGGAGCAGAAGGATCAGCAACGATATCAGCAGCAGTTGCTAACTGAAAATCTTCACCAACAACTTTTGTGCCTGAATGATCTTCTTTAAGTGATCCAACTCCACGAGATGAAACACCTAACATAACACCTTCACCAAGTAAAGATTGAGCAATCTTACCCATAGGTGTATCAAGAAGAGTTGCTTTTCCTTTAAAATTATTACCTTCTTGAACTAAAGATGTAATTTTATGAGATACTCTATCAAGATTAACTGTAGGACCTTCTGGATGACCTAACTCACCAAGAGCACGTCCTTTATTAATAAAGTTTTCATTATATCTTTTAACTTCATTACAAAGAGT